CCCAAGCATCAATCAACATGACGTTACGCTTACCGGCGTGGGTGAACACGGCCCACACGCTACACGCAGTTGGATCGCCGGTTGTCTTCTCAGTGAAGGCGCAGTCATAGCTCTGCAAGATATACTCAAATGGTGGCAAGCCACGCTTATGCGGCCACATCTCAATGTAGTCGGTCTTTAGTATGCCGCCCTCAGATGGATTAGGATCTTGCTGCAGCTGTCCGGCTGTGCCGTAAACACCAAGCAGGCGCTTAAGATCGGCAACTTCTGCCTCACCAAATCGCTCTGGGCATATCAACTCACCCTCGACAGTGCGAGGATCATAAGGCCCAAGGCTAGTGGTCCGGCGCTTACCATCCCACTCTGCTGGGATCATGAGGTGCTCCCAGCCACCAATATCTTCCAGCACGTGCCCACTGATGTCTCGCTCATGCAGTCTCTGCATGACTGTCACCATGGCATCCAGCTTGGGATCGTTAAGTCGTGTAGACCATACTTGATCAAACCATTCAAGCGATGACTCACGAATAGCATCTGATTGTGCTTCTTGAGCAGCGTGTGGATCGTCTAGCAGTAGCCGAGATCCACCTTCACCTGTTGCCGTACCGCCAACCGATGTTGCGATGCGGTAGCCCGTCTCGGAGTTCTCAAAGCGTTGCTTAGCGTTCTGATCGCCGGATAGCTTGAACATGTGGCCCCAACGCTCTTGATACCAAGGTGATTGGACCAATCGTCTAGCCTTTAAGTTGTCACGGATCGATAGGGCACCAGAGTAAGAGGCGCACAGAAACTTCTGCGCTGGGTCGGTGAGCCACTCCCACATCGGCCAGATAACGCTGACAATTGTGGATTTAGAGTGCCGTGGAGGTATATTGATCAGGAGCTTGCGAATATCGCCAGAACTGATCGCCTCTAAGTGCTCGCAGATCTCTTGGATGTGCCAGCTGGCTACGAACGGAACTCCAGGTTCCACCACGTGCCAAGACTGGCGAACGAATTCATAAAGCGATGATGACGCAGCTCGGCGCTCTCTTTCGTACTTGATAGCCTCGGCCACCACTGAAGGCGACATCGAGTTCATTTAACGTCAGCTTCTTGAGTTCCTTTGGACATTAAGTAGTCCATATTGTCCAACTCTTCGTCTGTAAGATTCTTCAGATCCAGAGAGGTTATTGTAAGTGGCCCACCATTAGCACCAGTAACTTCTTGCGTGGTTTTATCGCCATAAACTTTGGGCATCATCTTACTGAGCAGCCACTTTCTAGAGTCTACACGTAGGCGCTGATGCTGGACCGCAGCTGAGTCATAACGACTGATGCCGTGCTGATCAACGATAGAAATTGGGTCAGTGTCAGAAATTTGTAGCACTTCTTCAGCAATTGCGTGTATCATTGCCTCACGCGCCTGCGCGTACTGGTCGGCCAATGAGCCGTCCGGCTTCACCCATCCGAGGAAAGTAGACTTCGGAACACCAGCCCTAAAGCAAGACTTTCCACAAGGAACACCGCTGGACATCATTGTACAAACCTTATCCACCAGCTTCTGTTTTTCTGAATCTTTATACTTCATCAATCGTCTCCGCTTTCCAGTCGATTTAACGCTTCACCATTGAGTTCTAGCTTTCTTCTTGGCTGACTCATTAAGCGATCCATAATGCAATAATACTTTAGAGTTTTTACTCATTTTAGCACCGGTCATTAATTTACCATTATGATCGTGAGTTTTGCCAGTAAATAACTTTCCATCTTTTTCATAATGATTGACGTTTTTCATCGCGCTCTCCAGTTCATTATTAAATCTATTCTATCACTTTACCTGTGTCATTAACCATAGGCCAAAAAACATGGGCTTGTACTTAGGGTACTAGGTACTACCCCTATAGGGTAGTAGTACCTTTTAGTACCCTATTTAGCACAATAAAGCGGTAAAAGGTACTAGGTACTAAACAGGGTACTTAGTACCTTTTAGTACCCTCTTTATGTACCCTTTCTGATCATAAATGCAGAGGCCATTACGAGGTCTAGTATCGCATAACCATGCTCATATTTTGCCACAATTTCACCATTAATTAGGTTACAAATGGGGCCAGTTTCGTAGCTCGGCTTCATGTAATTACTGATGGCTGAGTCTTTTAATCCATCACTTCTAAGCATTTCTTTGAAGGCTGAGATGCTAACGTAAGGCACATTTCCACCATTTAATGGCCTAACTTCTGCACCACCAGACCACCATGCTCGCTCTAAAAGCTTCTTATGTTTGTCTATTTTGGAGTCTTTTTTAACCTTTTGGACGCGCTCTTCGTCATCAAATACAGCGACACAGGTGCTGACATTCTCGCCAAATTTGCTGATTCCCATCTCTACAACGTCCAACTTAAAGGGTATTTCCACGCCCTTTGATGGCAATTCTCGCTGCTTAGTTATGGTGGCAGTGCGCTGTAAATTCTCTTCGACAACGTAGATCTCGGTGTCAATGTGGGCACGTATTGTTGAGCTACCACGGGCACCTCTGGAGGCATCTTTTCCGCTGTGATGGATGGTCAAAAATGCAGTGTTGGCCTCGTAAACTACGGAGTCTAAGCGCTGCAAAATAGGCACCATATCCTCGCCAGAATTCTCATTTGCACCTGCTGTCATGCGAGCCAAAGTGTCGCCAATGACAAGGTTAACTTTGCTGCCAGTGTCGGTCTCGATCTGCCTGACCAGTGCAATAACTTCGGTGGCGTGTTGGTCGCTGGTAAAGAAATTAATGGGCACCTGTACGATAAAAAGGTTGGCCATTTTGCAGCTGTGGTAGTCTTTTATAGCCTGTACTCGGCTGATAACGCTTGACGGACTCTCTGTGGCAAGATATATTACCGCGCCCTTTTCTACCTGCTTGCCCATAAATGGGACACCTTCACAGATAGAGTGGGCCATGGATAAGGCGTAAAAGGTCTTTCCTGAGTTACTATCTCCGAACAACATTGACTGAGACTTGCGTACAATCATGTCCTGAATAAGTTCGTCAGGTGCGTTGTATTTGCTTGAAAGTGAGTCACCACTAACCACTCTGAGTGTGTCATAAATGCTGCTGGCAGGTGGCATAAGTAAGTCCAGCAAGTCCTGATAGCTGGTCTCTTTTGCGTAGTCATTTGCGTCACCATTAATAGGCGGCATGACCACTTTAGCGCCATACTTATCATTGGCTAAGTCGGCATACTTCTTGCCCACGCCATGCTCATCATTGTCTGCAACGACAATAATATCTTGGCCAGCGCCATATTTTTTACGCATTATTTCAGCGACTGCTGGGATATTACTGGCACTATAGGCTACAACACACGGCCTACCTGTGACCTCAGTAATGGTTGCCGATGTGGCAAATCCTTCAGCTATAAATAGTGGACCAGACTCGTCCATAGTGCCCAAAGTCCAGAACTTGCCAGACACTGCGCCACCAGAATGGAACTGCTTGCCGCCCTCTGAACTGATGTACTGAAGGCTGCTAATGCTCTCGTCTTCGCCATAAAGAGGCAAGGCTAAGCGACCATCTCCAGTAACACGAGATCCATGAGAGCTGACACCTTTACGCTGTAGATACGGATGAGTATCTTCTGAGCCTGTACACTTAGTCCAGATCATCTCAACTGTGTTGCTGGCCACCTCACGCTTCTGAGCCATCTCAGCATCGCGCACTTTCTTAGACTCACTAAGCCTTCGACTGTGAGCCATTTGCTCGGCACTGGTCAGTGCTCGGCCAACGTCTGCTCGCCAAGTGACCTCTAGATCTAAGCGCCAGTCGCCAAAGCGACCTGCTGGAATGCCATCAGCAAAACAACAGTACCAACTGTTCTTGTCTTTCTTACCGCTGCCAGCCCATCTATGTAGCTTGCCATCCAAAAATACTTTTTCAGGCGGCGTTAAGCCAGATGCCTTCATTGCATCTATTAGCTGAAATTCTGGCGGTTCTGCCCTTGGTGCTTCTTGTGGACTAAATGGATGATCAAATATTCTGGCCATTGTCACGGGCCTCTAGGTAATTGTAGAGCGCTTCTACTGTTGAATACCTTGGGTCTGTCTCACCTTTCATTAAACG